GTGTGCTTTTCGTTGCGATCGTCGGCGTTCAACGGCTTCTCTAATTCGGCGAGATGAGGAGGCTGAGCTGGCGGAGCCATCGTCGGAGTAGGTGCTGCTGTTTGATTTGGTGGCATGTGTGTTTCTCTTTATCGGCTTATGTATTTTTTCTTTTGCGTATTCAGTGTCGTATGGCGACCAGTCAGCCATTTGCAAGGCGATTGCCTTTGCCATCACGGTGTCATCGTGTTGGCCTTCTTGGGCTGCCATCGAGCCATCGTCCTTCTTAACGTAGCTCATTGCTTCACGAATGAATACAATGTCTAGGTCTATTATATCACCTTCTCGAATTGAGCGCTGCAATTCAGAAATCATGATCGGTTTGGTCTTTTTATTTGTGGTCCAACCGAACTTTGTGGTGCGTACCTGGAACTGATCATCTTCAGCAGTTTCGCGCATGTAGAGGTTGCGATAGAAGTTATTTTTCAAGTGCGCAGCTGTCGCAATACCGTGGTTGTTCACCTCGACACCGACCAACGCATCATTGTAGAACTTGCCGATCGCAAAGACTACGCCACCGAGCAAGTCGGGATCGATATAGCCGCGCCAACGAGCAACTGTCTTTCGCGCTGCCACGTCAAACACATCAATAACAGAGTAGTCAGGCTCGCGCCCCTTGCTCGATTCGATCTCAATACCCTCGGAAACGTCCACGCCGATGACGTATTTTTTGCCCTTTTCAGGCAACCACCAAAGACGAAGTGGTGACGGGTCCATTTCACCGACACGGCGCATTTCTCGGTAGATAAACTTCTCTTGCGACGTAGTATCAGGGTTTCTGATGATTTCACCGCAGCGATATGGGAATTCTTTGGCTTTGTCGAGCCCGATTTTCTCCATTTTTTGCAGCACGCGGGTATCAAATACAGGCCGACCGCTGGCAAGGAAGGCTTCTTCAGGGGTAGATGGATATTCCTGATAAAACTTCTTCGGATCGGTGCGGAATTCGAGCTTTTTGCGGCGACGGAAGGCAATTTTTCGCGGCCAAGACTCGCGCTCATAGCCGTTTTCTTCGAACAGCTCATAGAGCGCTTCCTCTTCATCGTCAAGATTGCCGAGATCTTCGTCAGTCGCGGGCATTTCGTACTTGTAGTGTTGGTGCCACGGGAAGAATAGCGGGGTAAATTGCGACTCACCACGCTTTGCCAGCTGCCACTCGTCGTAAAAGTAGCCACCGATACCATTCGCAGTACTCTCAAGGAATACGAAGCTCTCAGGAGCCATAGGAACGGCCTGGAGCGCACTGGAAACAATGTCGGCCGAGTCGTCCCAAAAGGCGACCTCAGAGCCGTGGAAGAAGTTGATGTTATCCGCGCGACCCTTACCGTCAGCGGCAACCATCGTCTTGATTTCAGACTGCAAACCAGGAGGCGTGACACCCTGCTCGTCGCACTCGCGCTTGACCTCATCGGAAACATCAAAAACGAGCTCGGCTTTGGTGTTATATTTGCGATCTGGCTTGAAGTGTGGGTGACTGTATTCGTAGTATCGACGGAACATCTTATACAGAGCATTGACCGCGTTCTTTTCGTGGGCGATGATCACGGTCGTCACGTAGCGATGCGTGCTCGTCCACCAATAAGCAAGGGCCTCGATCAGCGTCGAGATACCCATCTGCCGCGCCTTCAAAATGATATAGCGAATCGGCACTCCTTTGGCCAGATCTTCTACCACATGCTGCACAAGCGCCTGCTGCTCCCAGTTCAAAACGTCGTGAAGCGGCACCAGCTGCTTCGTCATCTTCTCTTTGATCATCAGGTTTCGCTCGGAGAACAGGTAGAAGTCCTCGGCAATAACCTTGATCGCAGAGTTAATCTGTTGCTCTTCGTTGAGCTCGTCGTAGTCGGTGATCCTAGATATTACCAGGGTTCGGGACTCTGCTGAGAGTGTGGGGTGTTGGGCCATTTTTTCAATCGTTTCTGTGTTAATGGATCTAGTGGGTGGTCCGCGTTGAAGCGGTCCATTGCTTCTTGAGTGGGCGGCTTGTTTTTCAGCCCCTTCTCTTTCTTGATTATATCAAAGGCCATGATAGCTTCGGCCTGATCGAGCGCAATTTGCACAAACTGTGAAAAATTCTCGATTTGACTAGCGATTTCTTCGTGTCTTGAAGGAAGCCAGATATTCCTCCTCTTCCCAGGCGCGTAGTTTTTCAATTTTGGCATCGCTGTCCCTCCAATCAAACCTTAGTGCTACTATCCAAAGATCAATGATGAATGTGTGTTGATGGCGATAAAAAGTCTTGCGGTACCCCTTGAATTGTTCAAACGGCCGCTTGCCGTAGCCAAAGATCGCATTCGGATAAATACCATCTCTAACAGTAGTATAAAACTTCTTAAAACTGTGCGTCACCCTCATTTTCACCCCCTTCTTCGCTACTTTTATCAATCGGCTGCGGATAGAACAACTTGAACCTGGCTGTCCGCCACGGAGTATTCACCTTCGACTTGATGATCGTAGCTTCCACTTCCTGGCCAATAAACAACTTCTTTTTGGTGTCGGTCGCTGTGCGGCCAAAACGCCACGATTTGAGCGTCTTCAGGCTGATCATGAGTGACGCATTGTAGTCCTTGCCCGTACCGCCTGGAGTGTACGTTTCTGGCGTGTAGGTGCCGATTTTATCGCGTGTCTGGTTGATGATCACAAACGCAGTCTTTGACTCGCGCAGATCGCCCATAATCGTCTCCAGGAACTTGTTGAACAGCTTTGGCTTCTGGCCGATATTGCTGGCAGTGATGTCCGATTCATCGATTGTTTTGGTGGTGCTCATGGCGAGAGAGTCCAAAACGATCAGATCATAGGTCTTTTCGCGAATGGCCTTCTTCAGAATCGGCACAATGTCCTCCAAATAACCAGACTTGTTGTAGATCTCAAACTTTTTCGGATCGAGCTTCAGGGCCACCAAAAGAGAGGGGTTCAGGCTCGCTTCTGTGTCGATATAGAGCACTTTGCGGTCCGTCAGCCCCGCCACCATGTTCAAACACAATGTCGTTTTACCGACGCTGTAGCGCCCCTCAATTTGCGTCAGGCGTCCCTTTGGAATCATCGTCAAGCGATCAAACGCAGGAATACCACTCGTCAGCCACTCGACTTCATCGAGCCCCATTTTCTTAAAAGCAGCCAGCGCCTTTTCGGGATCGTAGCCATCAACTTCGCGTTCAAACGGATTCTCCAGGATCTCGCCCGTTGTCGCATTGATATTATTGCGCCGAGCATACTCAACGCGGCACTTGTCCGAGCAGAATTTCGCAGTCTTCCGTTTTGGCGTGAATTCATTGCCACAAAACTCAAAATTCAGACACTTTATTTTTGGTGCAACCTTAGTCATCGTCCAACCCCATTTCTTCCCTTAATTCGTCCTTGACCTTATCTTCAATAGATTTTGCAGTAAAGTAATCGAGTCGCTTGAGCTGTTTCACGCCACAATTATCGCAGGCAACAGTAACAACACGCGTACCTTTGGGGATCATATAGTCCTGGACAACACCGCAATTATGACAGTGCAGTCGGACCTCATACTCCCCTTCCACTAGCGAACCCTCTCAAACCGCGTCAGCCACGGATTATAATCAGCGTGCTTCTCCAGCAGATCCGCTTTCACCAAAGTACGAATGTCGGCAGGCGACTCCCACCAAAAAGCAGAGACAAAACCATCGCCCTGCAAATTCTTCGGAATGCCCTCAATAATACCGCGCCCACTGTACGCGTAAAAATAATGTTTCGTGGCTAAGCGACGCCCAATCTTTTTCAGCACTTCCATGCTACCCTCCGAATATCTTAAACAGTACCAGCACCACGACAACAAAGATGATCCAGGTGCCGATAGCGCCGCCTGTGTTGTGATCAAATCCGTATGGTGGTCGATGACTTGCCATTTATTTTAGCGTAACAAAGCAAAGGGCTTATGTCAATAGTTAGCGTAACAATAACAGGGGTGGTTGATACGCTATGAGATGGGAAAATTTTACTGGAAAAAATTTTAGAGTAGAGAAAATTTCAAACTGAAGAAAGAAGCGCGTGGGTAGGGTATCGTCTCAATATACTCTGTATATACGCGCCGACGCACCGCTTCCTTTTGGGCCCGCCCCCCCTGCCTTCCTGAAAACATGGCCTTATACCTTATAAGACTTTACAAAATAATCAAAACATTTAATAATTATTGTATGTATAGGGGTGGGGGTGTATAGGTGGGGTGCTTATGTGTCGCACAACATATATTGTGCGACGTTAACTAACAGGGGTCATAGCGTAACAAGCCTAGTCTAGTACGTTCTGTATATTGAATCGTGTAGTGGCGGTGATGCTCCGCTGTACCGCTTTACCGCGTATATGATCCACAACATATTGTGCGTTCTTAGTGGCTATGCGTTCATCTTCAGAATGCACCAGCTCCCCGATCCTCTCAATCGCTTCTGCTCCGATCTGTTGCAGACTATTGTCTATAAATTCACCAGCATTCACAATGTTGCTTTTTCGTGCGATTCTCACCGCCCTACTGCTTGGATCTATATATTCAGGGTTGATTGTGCGGACTGCTTGTGTTGCATTGCCAGTCAATACCGCTTGCGCTTGGTGTTCCGCTACGGTTCGGGGTGTTATTTTGCGATATGTTCGCGCGCCTGTTTGTTTTGTTATTGCCATGATCTCATTATAGCATTATGGCCGATCGCTTGGCGTTGTGTATGTTTGGCGTGGCGCTTTATAGTATCGCGCCCGCCTGGATCATACACTGTATTGTTACGCTAATTTTTAAAAGATGGCCATTTATCTACTTATTATTATACTATTCTCACCCCTGTTATACAAGACTTTTTTGGACTTTTTTCATAAAAAGTATTGACAACGTGGCTATGGTACTGATACTATAGGGACATCGCAAGCAGCACAGCAAGCGAGAACATCACAAGCAAGCGGGTTCGGTAGTAAACGCCTACCATGAATCAAAATAGTGCAACCCGCTCCACGGTGATGAATAACGAAGAACAAAGCGCGGGCTATCTGATCGAGCATGGATAGTAAAAAAGACGCTCACAAAATACACCACAACCGCGCTCTTCACCAAAACAAAAACTACAAAAGAAAGGGGTTATTCAATGAATAAGCCAAGCAAAAAACAGATTGAACGCGCCAAAACTGAGGCACTTGTGATCATCGCAAGCACCGCCCTCGGATTCGTGATCGCTCAGTTTGTAACAGTATCAATATAACACTAGCACCCTGCTAGATCCTGGATTACTTCACGGATTATAGCGAGGGATCGCAGAAAGTGAGATTTACAGTGCAAGAACAGTTAAACAAAACGCTACAGATGATCATCGACGGCACGCCTGAGTATAAGTTCGGGAAGATCGAGATCAGCGCATCAATCATCAGGGGTACTAAGGTTGGCTATGCTACCAAGTACCGCAAGGGCAAGACAGTTGCTGGCAAGATCGTTATCGATTCACGATTCATTGAATGGTGCAACGAAGGCAACCACGATGCCGAGCTACTGGATACGATCCGCCACGAGTTGGCACACCTGATCGCCGAGACTCTGAATACCAAGAAAAAGGCAGTATGGCACGGCCAAGCCTGGAAGGATATTCACACGGCTATAGGTGGTAACGGTGATCGCTACTACCGAGGTGAGTTCGTTAAGCCTGAGAATGTTGGCAAAGAGTTTACACCGATCAAGGATCTATACAACCGCTTGCCGACACAACCCGCTACCGACTGGGAGCGTGGCACCTTCAGGCAATGGCTGGAGCGTGGCTATCACGTGATCAAGGGGCAAAAAGGCCAAGTCCAAGTCTGGGAATTCAAGGGCAACGCCTACGAAACAGCCGATGACGGCAAAGAATCACAGTGGGGCCGAGCTGCTGCGGTGTACTTCACACCCGATCAGGTCGAGCCAAACACACCACGGGAGGCCAAGTAATGCACACGGTACACCTAAACGGTGCCGACGCCCAAAAGATCGCGGATCTGATGGGCGGGGTGCTGATCATGCACAACGTTACTGATGATACGGCTCTAATCTCTGGCGGTGATCCGTCAAAGCTGGAGGTCGAGCAAAAATAAGTTTTTAAGGTGGTGGGCGGGGGCTGCGAGCCCCGCTCTACTACCTACAATTATAGCACAATAACAGAGGTAAAGATATGCGAAAAACACTGATAATTCAAGACAACACAATCGAGGTACTCAAAGACGGGTACAACATCATCGAGAAAACTATTCACGGTGAAGATATGCCGCAAACACTGATCCAAGCGCTCACCTATGCACGGGACGCCCTGGACATGGACAACCTGGACGCGGTAAACACACTCAACGAAGTAATCGAAACACTACAGGAGGCACTCTAAAATGGCAACACAAGCACAACTAAACGCACTCACCAAAATACCAAATGGCAAAACGCTGCCGATCCTGGGAGTGGTCAAATTCGAAAAAGGCCGCATGATCTCAACAGATCTAACTACTGCGATCATCATCGAAGATGAAGACATTATCGAAACAGGATTCGTCAACCCCGCCAAATTGAAAAAGGCTGGAGTGGCAACCGTTCAAAAACACTGGGGACTGGTCGAGGTCAAAGACTTCACGGCCGAAGACTGGCCAGAATTGCCAGAAGGCGAGGCACCTATCGCACTACCAGAGCAAACAGTCAACGCTATGATTGATGCACTCACTGAGGCGTCACAAGATGATACGCGCCCTGTACTCACTTGCATCGAGCTACGAGCAGATGGCCACGTATCAAGCACCGACGGCTTCAGACTATTCACCCGCAACACTGGCCACGATCTAACAGCGCTGGTACCGCGAAAAGTAGTCGAGCTGATGAAAATGACAAAGCTCACAAAAGACTGGAGCATCGGACTCAATGACGAGTCGATCACTGTACAAAATGGCCGCTTCAAAATGATCTCACGCGTCATTGATGGCAACTATCCTGAGTGGGACAAATTGATCCCCGCAACAGCTGCAAAACGCGTCACCGTCAAGGCTGCACTACTCAATGAGGCGCTGGACTTGATCGATGGCGGCACAATACGCCTGGATCTCAATGGTGGGGTATATGTTCAAGATGGCGACGAGCGCAAGAGTATGATCGCGGTTGTCAAGCCTGAGAGTGAAATCACGCTCAACAAAAACGATATGCACGTTGTTATGCCACTAAAAGGCGCTACTGGTCAGATACTGCTCAACAGCCGCTACGTCAAAGATGCTGCGGGCAAAGCCGAGTATATTCGATTCAGCTTCAATGAGGCACTAGCACCTGTAATCGTGGAAGGGATCGAAAAATAGCATGGAACTGATTGATAAAAACGTAAGCTGGGGGCGCATCATTGCGAGCGCCCTCTGGCACCTAGCGACAAGGAATAACCGATATGATCGATAAACTAGAAGACCTGTACATGTGCTTCGTCATGCTGGTGATCGTGGTGGGGATCTGCTTCACAATTTACGACTGGATCATGGGAGCGATCGCATGATAGCCAAGCAAGACAAATTCAAATCGTGGCTCAGTGAAATGGGGGCGGTAGTACTTGATACGACTAACCCCTACGAGCTGGTACGATTCAAAACAGAGAACGGGGTATCCGTGATCTATGAAGGCAAGAAAGGCGTCACCTTCACTGGTGAATCAGAAGAGGCCTATGATAAGTTCACCACTGGCAAAAAGTGGAAAACTGTCAGCCGACGACGCAAACAGCTACGCGCCAAAAAAGCAAGGTTGGCCGCACGAGATGGAAAGCGCTGCTTCGCACATGGCGAGAAAATGACATTCGACAAGCTCACGATCGAGCATCTGTTGAGTTTTTCGCATGGCGGGAGCGACCACGAAAGCAACCTGGCACTTGTCTGCGAGCCTTGCGGGACCAAGTTGGGTAATCTACCTATCACCCGCAAGATCGAGATGATGCAAAAACTACGGCGTGAATACCTGACACGGCTGGAAGAGGAAGGAAAAATCAATGTATAAGCTACGCGACTATCAGGACGAGGCGGTGGGGATCGCGGTCAAGAAACTCAAAAGCCCCAAAACAAATAAGCCGTTCATCATTCAAGCGGCCACTGGCGCGGGTAAATCGTTGATCATTGCCGAGATATGCCACCGCATCGACGAGCCGATTCTGATTCTACAGCCGAGCAAGGAAATCCTGGAGCAAAACTATGCTAAGCTAATCAGCTACGATCCACTGATCGACGCGGGTATTTATAGCGCAAGCAAAGGCCGCAAGGAGATCCGCAAGTTCACTTTTGCCACGATCGGCAGCATCTACAAAAAGCCTGAAGAGTTCGAACACTTCAAATATGCCATTGTGGACGAATGCCACGGCGTCAACCCCAAAAAGCAAGACGGAATGCTCACGAGCTTTTTTAAGGCCATACAGTGCGAGCATATCGTTGGACTCACTGCGACACCGTATCGCATCGATACGCTATGGGAGCGCTTGCCTGGTGGGGATCTAAAAAGCACTGCGAGCCTGAAGATGATCAACCGCATCAGCCGCACGCCATTTTTCAAAAGCATCGCCTATAAAATCGAAACGGCCGAGCTACAGCGCGACGGCTATCTGGCACCGATTCAATACTACTCTGATCCGATGGACTGGTCCGAGCTCAAACTCAATAGCACCGAGGCTAATTTTACCGATGACAGCCAAGAGAAATTCGGCGGGCGCATCATTCAACGGATCGTGCAGGCCATAGAGTACTCTGAAACGCATCACGAGCGCACGCTGGTATTTTGCCAGACGATCGGTCAAGCTAAAAAAGCAATGGCGCATATCGAGGATCGAGGTATAGGGGTGGCACTGGTTACAGCCGAGACGCCGACCAAAGAGCGCGAGCGACTGATCGAAGAGTTCAAGTCTGGCAGAATAAAACACATGCTCAATATGGGGGTATTTACTACTGGTTTTGACGTGCCGATCCTGGACTGTGTTGTTTTGGCGCGGGCTACGATGAGTCTGGCCCTCTATTATCAGATGGTGGGGCGTGGTATTCGTGTTGATCCTGAAGATCCAAGCAAAGTGCTCAAGGTCTATGATCTGGTTGGCATTGTCGAGCGCCTGGGCCGTGTTGAATCGATCCGCGTGCAACGAGAGGAGCACGGTTTTCGTGATGAAGTCTGGACAGAGGTGGGGCGCATGGATAACTATCCGCTCTACAGTTTTATCGTAACGCCAAAAGAGAAGGAGAAAAAGCATGGCCGCAAGAAAAACTAAGACGTTCATAGCCGTCGAGTCGGTGCTCCAAAATAATAGGGTAAGCCCCTTCGGAGCGAGCCCGCGTGACAGCGATAAGGAACTGATCATTCAGTACCTACAATTTCACCTCAAACTGGGGTTGACTATTGATCAGATCGATAAGTTACGGCACGGACCGAGTTTTGAAAGCATCACCCGCGCCCGTCGTAAGCTCCAGGAGAAGGGTTTTTATCACGGATCACCTGAAGTTATGCGCAAGCGTCGGATCAAAGGCTACGAGCTGGAACAGGTTGCGCCAAAAGAAACGGCTCAAGGGGTACAGCGTAGGATCGAGGAGAATTGACGCTATATGTGGTGTGTTGTTTATTCGATAGCAAAGATGTATGATGGGGATAAGTCTCGAATTCGACCTCGAAACTTCAACCAAAATTAAAAGCACCCTGCGGGTACAGGGGCTTTACGAATTCGACTTACTCGAATTATAGCAAAGCCTTCAACCAACGTCAAGGGGGAGAGGGTAAAAATGGAAAATGATAATCTTGAACGACCAAACTTCTTAGGCTTTTTGCCTGCGGGGGTACGGTACGCCAAAATAACACCTAGCGCTAAGCTGTTGTATATCGAAATATCAGCTCTGGCAAACAAAACAGGTACTTGCTGGGCTGGGAATAAGTATTTTGCCGATCTATATCGGACATCCACCAAAACAATAAGTAGGCTCATCAATGAACTCGTTGATGCTGGTTTTATTGAATCTGACGTAGTGAAGAGTGCTGGCAATAAACGATACCTTAGACTATCCACAAAAATGTTCATAGGTATGGACAAAAATGTCGAGAGCTATGGACAAAAAACGGATTTGACCACCCCTGTAGCTAACAGTAGTGCGAATAATATAATAGAAAGTAATAATATAAATAGGGCAGAGTTAGAAAAGAATCTGCTTTCTTTGGTGAATAAAATACTCAACCGCGAATTCCGAGTTTTGCCTGAACGTGGTGTGAAGAAAACTCTTGACGCTTTTTCTTTGGAGGAAATAGAATTGGCGCTCACCGCGCTGGCGCGGGACGACTGGCACGCCGAAAAGATCAAAGAGCTCAAGTTGGATTATTTCATCCGATCAACGACAATCGACAAATTCCTGGCAATCGCTAAAAAACAGCATATCGTCGTGAAACCTGCAGCACCTGCCGAGCCTGAAAAGACTGCAGCCGAGCGCGAAGAGGAAAACAAGAAGAGGGATTGGGGGTTCTAGGTGGGTTTAAGCAAGAGGGTAGTATTTTTGCGCGACTTCGCTGATGAAGCGAAGAAGCTACGCGCCACCTGGGGATCTACGCGACTCTACCGCGCAGCGCCGACTCCGAAGTTCAATGAATACTTGGGCGGTGGGTACGGCCGACAGGATGGCTACGAGATCGTATTGCTATACGGCGATACTGGTGTTGGTAAATCGACGGTGGGTCTGAATTTTCTGCAAGATCCGATTGAAAAAGGTGATAAGGTTGGACTGCTTGTTTTGGAGGATGCGGGCGCCGACGTGTTTATTCGTCTCAGCAACATTTTAGGTGTTGAAGGGACCAAGAAATATATCATGGAAAGCGATAACATTCATTTTATGCCACAGGAGGACTTGGTAAAATCATGGAATTTGGACGATCTACTAAAGCTGATAGAAGAATGGTTCGTCGATCGAAAAATAGACGTGATATTTCTCGATCATCTGCAGTTCGCATTCGAGGGAGCGGAAAGCATAAAAGGCGAGAACGAATACATCAGCCAGCGAATTTTCATGCAGAAGCTCAACCAGCTCATGAAAAAAATGAACAAAACAATCATCCTGATCAGCCACGTCAACAAGCAAGCGGGAGCGAAAGGCATGGCCAAAATCGTTGGATCTGGCTCCATCGCTCAAGCGGGCACCAAAGTTATAGAGGTGGAAGAGGACAAGGACATGGGAGTGGGGGCGCTTCGCATTTGGTTGCGTAAGTCGCGCTTCACGGCACGGCCTGGCACATATTATTCAATGAGACTTAAAGATGGCGTACTGGAAGGAATGGTATGAAAATTCTTGAACTTTTCAGTGGTCTTGGTGATATTAGTAAAACCTTTGCAGCACGCGGACACGAGATATATAGGGTTGATTGGTCAGAAAAATTAGAAGCTGAGCTTCATGCTGATATTTCAAAACTGACTGCTAACGATGTAATTGATTTGGTGGGGGGGGTACCAGATGTTATTTGGGCTTCACCAGACTGCACTACATATTCGATAGCTACTCATCGTCATCGGACTATGGACAATGGTGGTATACCAAAGACTTATTATGCGTGGGAGTGTGACATGGTAAATGTTAGCTTATGGCACTTGATTGATGAACTAGTACGACGTGGAACGAAGTACTATTTTGTTGAAAACCCTCGTGGTCGTATGCGCCATATGCCTTTTGTCGAAAATAGACCTCGATATACTGCGACTTATTGCATGTACGGTCGAAAAGACAATGGCAAGGCTACTATGAAGCCTACTGATATTTGGACAAATTATCCTGATTTATCATTAAAATTTTGCGATAAAAGTCATATACATTCAAAGCAAAATTCAGATGTAGGTAGAGATTATTTAAGTAGAGGCGCTATACCACTACAGTTTTGCGAAGCTATAGTAGACGCGTGTGAAATATAATGAAAGGAAATTATGAGCCTGATAAATTTACAGAAGCGGATGTATTACGATGCCTGGATTCAGCAGGCCTACGGTACAAACACGGGCATCGTTACATACTTTCTCAATGTCCGACTCACGAAGACAAACACCCTAGTGTTCAGATATACAAAGATGATTGGTTTGTCAATTGTCATGCTGGTTGCGGTCGATACCACATCACCAAAGCATTCCCTGAGCTTCGGCCAGAGAGGGCAACTAAGCAGGGTGGTACATATCAAGCGAAACCGATACGAAAGGCAAAGCCAGTGACTCAAGCACCAAAATATAAGACGTTCGATCTGATGGAATACTGGAAGAGCTTGCCAGAGATCCCCGCCGATCACTACTTTAAGAGTATTCCTATCGATGTACTCAATGATGAAATGCGCTGGCGCTGGGACGCCGAGCATCAGCGGTATTTTATACCCTACTTCAGCCGATCAGAAACAAGTATCCCGTTCGCGCAGTGGCGCAATCTACAGGGTGATGTGCGCTTTAATTTTTGGAAGGACGCCAAGCCGACAATGTACGGCACCTGGAATCTTGATCCGAGCAATTCATCTCTATTTTTGGTGGAAGGGACGAGCGACGCGGCTGTCATGCAGCATTGTAGCGTGCCGTGGATCGCAGTGCCATCAGCATCGCAGCCAGAGCTTGTGAAGGCTATGGGAGCGTGGTGCAAAGAAAACGGCATAAGCATTATTTTTGCTGGTGATCGTGACGCAGCTGGCGAAAAGGTGCGCGAGGCACTCGATGAAGTGATGAGCTACCGCGTGCGACAACCGCGCGAGCCATACAAGGACTGGGGCGATATGTTCGAGGCCGAAGGCTTCAAGAGCGTGCAGAATTGGTGCTGGGCTGAATTGTACCCTGGCGAAGAATTGCCGTGGCCAGAGATCGAGCCAGGCTACAAAAAGCCAGAAGAAAAGCAAGGTCATGGACACTCAGATGATCCAGTGATGGACGATCTGCTTGAGCGTTCGCGCTTGGGTGGTGATATGTGGAGTGGCGATCAAGGATTGAACGATCCCCCTGAAGAAAAAACAGACGTACAAAAAGTTTTGGACGTCTTTCCTGGAGCTAAAGTTTTGGAGGTCGTAGGCGAAAAAGAGCAAACAAAAACGCCTACGGTTCCCCCACCACCATTTTAGCAGAAAAAGGGGCTTGACATCTAGCCTATGGTATGATAATTTAAGAATAACGAAAAGGAGCAATATGGCCAAGAGGGAAGAAATCACAGACGTAATCAGTCCTGAAGCATTTGGAGACAAGAACTTCAAAAAAGGGCTTGTGCTTAAATTTGCGAAGGCAACGCTGAAGATCACCAAAATCGACCGCAAAAACAAGCGTGTATGGGCCGAGCATGTATCGATGTACGACATTGATACCGCGATGGGGCATTATGGCCATGACGTGCAGCAGAAGCCTGACGGCACTGTTTTTTGTAATGACTGCGGCTCCGAGATTGATCAGAATGCTACCGAAGAAGGTGAAGTAAAAGCTGTAGTCCGCCAGAAGGAGGAAGACTCGCATGACACCAAAACTAGCTAGTTGGTCATGGGACCATTTGACTGGAGTGTATCAGATCCTGGGCGATATGCTCGAAGAGTATCGTGGGTTGCACGAGCGGATCAATTTTCCGAAGCCGAACATCAAACACTCTGACGATCTGAACATCTTGCTACTTCGCTTTTGGGGCGACGTGAAACGAATCAATGATCAGCTGGAAGAGTTGGATCGAGAAATAGCAAGGCGCAATAATCTGATAGGAGTAATTGGGTGAAGCAAGTCATTTACAAAGAGTTGTGTAAGGGTGCCTGGGCGATCCCGCCATCACCGTTGATGATCAGCCACGGCAATGACTATCATACTTGTAGTAAGTGCGGTGAGCCTTGCGATGCGGCTTCAATAGAAGAATTCAATTTATTCCCCTCTCATTTGGGGGAGCCGACTATGGTTAAGATTGGCACTATCATGGGGCAAGATCTGTTTATTCAGCTTAATGGCCACAATACTGATGAGCGCGAGAAGAATTATCAGCTGGCAAGGAAGATGCTTCGAGAAGCGTTTGGAATGCCAGAAAAAAGTACTTGACAACTAGGCTATGGTTTGATAGGATAGAGGTAGCATAAGGGGTTCCTATCAAAACAATGAATTTGGATTTCACAATTTACCCCTCGCTACTTTGCACATTTACACAGTGGCATAAGCAGTTCCTATACTGCCCGTAAGGGCTCCAATCTTTTAAATTGAATTTTACTGCTCGCCACTTTTATAGATAGATTGCGCAGGCATAGGTAGTTCCTATAAAAAATGCGGATCTTGAGGTCGCTGGTTCGAGTCCAGCCTCCCCGAACATGACGGGGAGTAGCTCAGTTGGTTAGAGCGCAAGACTTTAATTTACTACCCGCCTACGACCTGATGAGTAACATTAAGGGCATAGACAGTTCCTATCACAACAAGTTCGATTCTTGTCGCGGGGACCAACCCCGCGAATGGTAAATACTGTCCGCCCACCAATAAAGGAGCAAAACAATGTTATCGACAATACGACTCTTTAAGGCTTTGCCTGTAGAGAATGATGCCAACGTCATTGACGAGGCACGAAACAAAGAGCTGATGCTCAAAACATTGCCGAAGGGCTTTATTTTCGAGCCAGTATTCTCAAGCGTACAGTTTGATCACCAAAGTCTTATCGACCAAGTGAATCAAGCCTACGGACGCAGCACGGAAGAGTTGAATGCGACATTTCATAAATCGTTTGCCAAAGTGCGCGATGCTTCTATCCAACAGCTTGTATTCGAGCAAATTATCCATTATTTCACTACCTACGGCGCTGAGCGCATGGGCGTTTACAACGAGGAGTCTGTTTATATCCCCGCTGAACAGCTTGATGCGCCAGAGCTGAAGGACGGTGTTCGTATCGTAGTGATCCGCGCACTCACCAAAGCAGAATTGAAAGCTGAGCTTTTGGAGCTTCTGTCATCTGGTGTTGCGCTCAAGGAAGAAACAGTCAAGGACGCGATCGACGTGGCCCAGTTTGTTGGCATCAATGTTACTGACATCGAGCAGATCAAAAACAAGGAAGTGAAGGCTGCCCTGTTTGATTATCTCGGACTCGTGCCATCGCACCCTGTTGAATTCTTGCGCTACGTCATCTACCGATCGACTGAAAAAACGCTGGTCATCAAGAACCGCGCACTTATCGAGCAACTGAAGGCTCGCAACAACAATGATCTGGTCCGATACTTCGAAGCCTACGAAAAAGAGTTTGGCCTACAAAACCTTGCTCGCATTTTCTACCGCTACAAGCCTATCTTTTTGGCGCTCCGAACGAACACGCAGCTGAAAAAGCAGATCAATAAGATCCGTCGGCTTGCTACGATCAATCACGAGCCAATGAAGGAAGATCTATTGAACTCGCTGACTGCACGCCTCAAGACACGCCAGGCACCTGACGCCCAGGCCTTCAATGAAGCGATGGCAAACACAAGCGTATTCCGCAAGATCCGCCTAGCCTACGCGCTCAAGTTCCGAACTACCGAAGCTGATTCGATCCTATATCGTATCCGCAACGGCAAGTCATTCGCCAAAGAATTTAAATTCGAGAACAAACGTGGCGCACAAATCATGTATGAAGCCATTTTAAGGCACATTGTAGCCGACATACGGCCAAACGTGGACGGGAAGTCGTTTTTCATTCCAAAAGGCCTCAAATACGGCCTCCCAGCGACTGAGAAGCAATTTACTGGCAACTTGCCAAGCGGCACATACATTGAAGTCGTTGAAGACATGGTTGTCGGTATCCATTGGGAAAATCAGAAGAACTACCGCGTGGATCTTGACCTGTCTATCAGCAATAACATGGGTAAAATCGGCTGGGACGGTGCATATCGTGACGGCAAGCAGGACATTCAGTTCTCTGGTGACATCACCGATGCGCCAAAGCCAAAAGGCGCGACAGAGGTATTCCATGTTGGTGGTACCGCTCGTGGCTCATGGTTGATGAACCTGAATTACTACAACTTCAATTCAAGCACTCCAGTGCCATTCAAAATCTTGGTGTCGCAGGATAGCCGTGAGAGCGTTGAAAAGAACTATACTGTCGATCCGAACAAGATCGTTGCACTCAGCAACAGCGTGATCGATGTCAAGCAGAAGACGCTTGGTATCATCGTTGCGACCGAAGAGAGTACACGCTTCTACTTCTCTGAAACTGAATTCCAAAAGAACATCTCCGCCCGACACACTAACGCCGCAGAGCAGGCTCGCAAGTTCTTGCTCAACTACTTCACGGACTCGATCATCTTGAATGATGTCCTGGAAGCAGCTGGCGCTACGATAGTGGACGAGCCAGGCGAAGATGTGATTGATCTCTCACCAGAGGCAATCGACAAAACTACAATTTTGGATCTACTAAGTAAAAAAGAGGAGGAATAGATCATGAACTTTGGAGCAGCACTAGATCTGCTAAAGGCAGGCAAAAAAGTAACTCGTGAAGGCTGGAATGGCAAAGGGCAATATCTCGAATTGCAAACGCCTGATGAACACAGCAAGATGCGCCGACCATATATTTTCATCTCACCTGTTGATGGTAGCTTGGTACCGTGGGTAGCGAGCCAAAGCGATCTTCTAGCGGAAGATTGGGTGGAAGCATAGTATGGCATTCAAAGACATCACCCGCTACCTGTACCGCGACGAGCAGGGCCGCGCAACAATCAAGCTCGACTACAAAGACGCATCGCACCGATACTATATCAGACGCCGAAAGAACTTCGAGCTGCCAGAGGATAATCCGAAGGCTTGGGATAAGGCCGAGCGTCCAAAAGGTACTACTACCTTGCTTGGCGACACGCTAGAAAAGAAGGGGCTGATGACTTGGCCGCTCAATCTGGCCATGACGGACCTGTTTGGCTACTACAACTTCGTGAGTGATGAAGGCGACCGCCTGCAAGGTTTCTCGGAAGAGAAGCTGCTCAACGAAAAAGGTGAGCTGGTGAAAACTGGCAAACTCAAAGGTAAGTTGTTTGGTGATGATCGCAAGATCCGCCATCTGACTGAAGAAGAAGCCTACGAGATCGTTGATATTGCTGCCCGAAAATGGCAAGGCGTTCAAAAGAATGGCGCTGACATCGGATCAGTCGTTCACGATGCTATCGAGCACCACGTTCGCAAGAGTCGAGGTGATGAGATTGAAGAGTTAGACATTCCTGCCACCTACAAGGCGCTTATTGAGTCATCGGTATACGACACGCAAACCGAGCGTGATACCGCACTAGCGAATATTGAAGAAGACACTGGCAAAGCGTTGCTGGCCTTCAGCAAATTCGTTGAGTGGTGGGCTGCCGAAAAGCCTGAGCTCGTTGGTGCGGAAGAGTTGGTCTACTCGAAGAAATATCATGTCAGTGGTACCTTCGACGGCCTGATCCGTATCAATGGCAAACTGGTACTTGCCGACTGGAAGACATCAAACGCGAGCAAATCGCTTGATGCTGCGATGCCTGAAGGTATCAATTACCAGTACTACATTCAGTCAGCCATCTATGCCATGATATGGGAAGAGATGGGCGGCGATCCTGTTGATGATCTTCTTATTGTTTCCTGTCGCAAAGACGGTGGCTTCACAGCACTGTACGCCAGCGACTTGGGGCTCAATATGGAAGATCTGGTCAACTGGGTGCGTGCGGTAATTATTTGTTATCGTATGGCCGACAAAACTAAATCGGGTCTGTTGGCGCGGGGCGTTGAGCTCGGCTTGCTACCAGATCCAGCAGCCAAGAAAGGGGCAAAATAATGGCGAAAGACATCACTATCCAAGCCGATCGGATTGACTTAATTCAACGATCAGTTGGTTATAATGCCAAAGCAGAACTTGAAATAACTCTTGACTCAGCAGATGAGCGTAGTGTACTCGATAACTTCACTGTCGAAGAGATCGCAGAACATTTTTCTGATGAGCTTGTGGAATATATCAAGAAGGAAAATAATTTAGTGGAGGAAGAGTAAATGGGAAAAGTCACATCAATTAAAGCACCCGTAGCAGCTGGAGGCGACTTCGAGATCGCACCAGAGGGCGTATTCCTCGCTCGCTGTTACAAGATGGTGGACGTTGGTACGCAAACTATCACGTCGCAGTTTGGCACCAAAGAGAGCCGTCAAATTTACCTGTACTGGGAGCTTTTGGCGGACGACGAAGGCGAAGAAGTCCGTATGGACGACGGCCAGCCGTTCAGCATTTTCAACAGCTACAAACTGTCGATGCACCAAAAATCAAATCTGCGCAAGCACCTCGAAGCATGGCGCGGTAAGAAGTTTACTGAAGAGGAAGCTGCCGACTTTGATCTATCGAAGTTGCTCGGCCAGGCTTGTAAACTGCAAATTGTTCATACTGATAGCAAAGATGGCCAGCGTACATACGCTAACATCGCTGCGATCATGACCAGCAAGAAAAAGCCTGAAGGCGTCAATGAGCTCGTGAGCTTCTCTGTCAGCGATCCTGATATGGAAGTATTCAATGATCTGCCTGAATGGTTGCAAAACAAGATCGAAGAATCACCTGAGTGGCAGGACGATGACGACGATAGCGAAGAGCAAGCCGCTCCAGCTGCGCCAGCAAAAACGGCCAAAGCCGTGCCAGCCAACGGCGGCGAAGATGACGACAAGATCGACATCGCGGACGTACCTTTTTAGTCGGCCGCCTAAATAACTATAAATTTCATGGGGGAATAAGAAAATGAATCCATCATCAGACGCATATCAGCACGTAAACTCAAAGGGAGTAACCTACTTCCTGAACGCAAAGCAAGTCACCCTTCGTGGTGGCCACGAGCGAGTTATTTACTACTTCAGCAAGGACGAGCGGGCTGACACAGCCAGCACACTTCCTGGCGGTATGAAAGTAATCGAGAATCCACGCAACGGCTTCTTGACACTCAAGAAGGAAGCCTAGCCATGGACGGCGAAACGAACACTACGCAGGACGACATCGTTACTACGACCGCCTTGCGCGAAGAAATCACCACTCAGCTTGTACGGCTGAAGGTGATCATCGCCAGTAGCAAACCGCCTGAAGTTCAAGAGCTTGTTTTGGCGCAACGTCACCTCGAAGACGCTCGCATGCGTCTCGGTGTGGCCGAAGCCTTTGAAAAAGGTCTTGACCCTTGGATGAATAAAGTAGAAAAGAAAGAAGGTTAGTATGGACCGAGATGAAGAATTTCGTCAGGAATACCCATCAACAGCTACTGAAGCGAAAAATATCGCTCAACGAGATGTGTCTAACATCGATGCGATTATAGCTGGGAACGAGGAGCTACTAAGCGCTGTTGAAAAGCAAGTTGAAGTTTTGAGTAACAGGCTTGAGCCAGTTAGTGCTCGCTATCCAGAGGCGGACAAAGCAGAGACTGAAGCTGGTGTACGTGGTGAATCCTCTTTGGCGCAGAAACTCGCTAAAGAGACATACCGCTTGCGCAACCTCAGTGATCGTTTGAGCCGAATGACCAGAGAACTGGAAGTTTAATATGAGCTTGCTCACTCTTGAAGTAACACTGGTACGCGCCAATCGAAAGGCGGATGACTCTGTTTCTGTCGCGTTCGAAACTACCACAGAGATGAGCACCGAGCAGTTTTCGTTCATTGATGGATTCCGTAAGACAACGGGGCACCTGGTTTTCAAGAAAGATTCCATCAAAGGCACGGAGATCCCCAAAGGCGACACCAATGCTCAAGGGGAAACTCCCGCCCAGCAGTTACGCCATGCTCTCTACTCTGTTTGGAGCGCCAAAACAAAGCAGAAGCTGATCACAGAAGACTGGGATACCTATTACACTAATGCTATTATGGGATTCAAGCGGGCAGTGCTCCGCTCCCACCCCGATAATGATTGAGAAAATAAATGACAAGATTAGACAAATTAGGAAGACGAATTCCAGAATTCGATCGGTCTGCTGCGAACCGCAAGGGCGCACAGACGAGGAAGGATAAATATGGAACCGATGTACATTCGAGAGTTGGTAGCCTGGGTGCTCGTATGCGGACTCGTGGTTATTTTGGCAAGCTCAAAGATGAAGGCAAAGACGAAGAGCTCAAAAAGCTCTCCCAAAAAGGAATCGAAGCCCGTCAGGGCCACCGTGACAATGGAGACGGAGGACATTCCGTTCCTGGAGATGACTCCCGATGAGTCTGAATCGGTCGCGCGGCTTGAAAAGGACCTCGATAAAGAGGCGCGGGCCAATGGCCGAGAAGTGGCAGGCGTACCGAAGCGCGACGGCTCAAAACAGCCTAGACGAAGACGGCCTGATACGGTGCGAGGATCACAAGATGGGGCTACCAGCGTGCGGAATAGCACGGGAGCCGCAAAACATGGATCTTCACCACATAAAGGGAAGAAACGAAGCGCCTGATCTATATTTTGATCGGAGCAATCTAGTCTGGCTTACGAGGGAGTGCCACGATGCGGCTCACAATAACAGGTAACGTACCTTCACAGAAGAATCGCAAGATCATTTCCGTGAATCGTGCGACTGGCCGCCCATTCCTTCGTAGTGCCGATTCGGTAAAGATCTGGCAACAATCTGCCTTGATCCAACTTCAGCAACAATTTAAGGGGTTTGTTGTTACTGACTACCCCATCAACCTGAATATCGTCGTCTACTACGATAATAAGCGCCGTCATGATCTTGACAATGCTCTCGGTACTGTCATGGACGCACTGACGGCTGCGGGAGTCATAGAAGATGACAGCACCAAGTATGTAGAATGTATCGTTGTTCAATTTGGTGGATACGATAAAGAAAACCCAAGAGTGGAGATATACCTCGATGAGTAAAGAAGTTACGCACTATTTCACGTTTGGCCAGGATCACGCGCATCGCCTGCCGAACATCACGCTTGATAAAGACATAGTGTTCAAAATAACTGCCGAAGATCCGAGAGCAGAGATGTTTCGTCTTTTTGGTCCAGTATGGGCCTTCGAATACACCAACCTCGAAGATGCTGGCTACCCTGAGTACTATCCGCGCGGTATTTATGACTATAACAAGAAAGAGGTAATTCCAAATGAGCGAACCAAATAGACTAGAAGGTGCCGAACTAAAAAAGATCGAGGATCTTGCACCCGAAGATGTGCCAAAGCGCCGCGTGCGCTTCCTGATGATCAACCCGCAAGACTTTTTGCAGTTGTTCACCAAAGGATTGATCATTGCCAAGCGCGTGAAAATCCTGAAGGGCGTTCCTGAAGATGCCAAAGTCGTCAATATGACTGTAGATCACGTGCGTGGAGGTATCATTTTGGTGGTCGAGTCTGACGAGTACGAAGAGATCCCGCAGAATGAAATGCCCCCTGTTCAGTACGTGGCGTTGCGTATCGGTGCTGATCCAGTGCCAAAGAAGAAACGCAAGTAGGGTATTGACAACGAGCCTATGGTGTGCTAGAATGATGAAGTCAAACTAAAAAAGGAGCAACATAATGTTTGAACGAATCACAACAGTAATAACACCGTTTCTGCTATCACTTATCGTGATCGCTGGTCTTGCCCTGGTGGGATATTTACCAGTAGCCGAGCGTGCTATACTAGGATACGCGACTATCTTCTCAGCATCGCTGTTGATCGTAGCGCACGTATCAAAAGAGCTTCGCAAATCAAATAAGAAGTAGGAGATACAAAGCCCTTTTCTGCACGCGACCTATAAGGGCGGTACTATGAGATCTATCATTACCAGTAGCTTACAAGTGATCGCAGCAATTTTGATCACAGTGAGCGCCATCGCGTCAGCTGCACCGATTCCTGAAAGCTCGCTAGAGCCCGCAGAAACGATGCAAAAAGTTGAAACGGTGTCCAAGCCTTCTGAAGACGTAAAGCCGCCAGAAACGGCCGAAACGAAGCCAGAAGAGCCAATTATTGAACCTGAGCCAGTCGCGGAAGCCCCCGCACCAATACCAGCACCAGTCCAGGACGATCGAGCCCCGCTCGGCGTCTCTGATCGAGGCGGAAGCGGTAGTTGTGCAGCGGAGATCCTGAAGTATGACTGGCATCAAGGAATCGCACTGGCAGTAGCTAGTGCAGAGAGCGGGTTGAGGCCTGGTATCGTAAATAACAATCCTGGCACGGGTGATTACTCGGTCGGTTGTTTCCAGGTCAATCTCTATGGTGGTAACGCACGGACTCGTCCGAGCGAAGCAGCCCTACGAGATGCAGCCGAAAATGTGAGATGGTCGTATAACAATTATGTCGCTAACGGGCGTAGTTTTATCGGCCAATGGGGAGTCTGTAACGGCAAAGTTGCTTGTCAATAAGCAGTTTGCTATAGTCGAAGAATCGAAGGTTGTGGTGGCCTTCGATTCGCGCGTTGAGCCCAGTATGCTTCTCTTATGAGCTTGCTGTGCGCTGGGTTCAACGGGCGAAACTGGTGACACTTAATTTGTTGGCGATCAAAAGACATAGCTAGAGTACGGTACATCTTTGATGCACCAGAAGCGAATCGAGTAGAGCCGTCCCTCCCAGTCAATCGATCCCAGTAAGAAGAAAGTCTTGGCAACAAGGCTTTTTTCTGTTAAGATCGAAAATACTATGAAGATTGTAAGAAAGTCAGTCATGAAGCGCATAGCGGAAACGACCGCCATTATTGGCGTGGCCTGCGAGCGCACTCCTATGACACAAAGCACTTTCACAATCCGACACTCTAAACGCCTAGACAGCATCGAAAACTCTATCTAACACGGGCTCGAAGCTAGTCTGGTCAAGCACTCGCCTTTTAAGCGAACGATCGTCGGTTCGATTCCGACCGAGCCCACCATACTGGGAATTAGTATAAAAGTAGAACACCTTTCTGATACGAAGGAGACAATGGGGCAGTACCATTATTCCCAACCAAAACAATGGCCTATAGCTCAAAAGTAGAGCGGCCGTCTTATACGCGGTTGACGCTGGCGCGATACCAGCTAGGCCGACCATTAACAATTCAAGCTCTGATAGCTCAATTGGCTAGAGCATCTGTTTTACACACAGAAGGTTTCAGGTTCAAGTCCTGATCGGAGTACCATATTGCGGGTTACTAGAAGTGGCCTACTAGCTGGTTTCATACGCCATGTATATCGGTTCGATTCCGATACCCGCAACCACGAGGGGGCGTCGTCAATGGATAGACACCCTGCCTTCGAAGCAGTCATAGTGTAGGTTCGAATCCTACCGCCCTCACCATATTCCCTGTTAGTTAAACAGCTATAATACCTTTCTTGTAAAAAGGAGTCATCGGGGCAGCACCGATACGGGGATCCAAATGCGAGTGTATGCTAATGGTAAACTGCCTTCCTTCCAAGTAGGCGTCCTCAGTTCGATTCTGAGTACTCGCACCAAAATACACGTCTGTCCGTCGGATACGGCCGAGGTGTTCTAAGCCGAAGGACTCGGTTCAACTCCGAGCAGGCGTACCAATGGGGGCTTCATATAATGGCCATTATGATTGCTTTGCAAGCAATTCATGAGAGTTCGATTCTCTCAGCTTCCACCAAAAACAAGGGCTCATAGCTCAGCTGGTAGTAGCAGCACCCTCTTAAGGTGAACGTCGTAGGTTCGATCCCTACTGAGCCCACCAAAATATGGACCGTTGGCCGAATGGCAAGGCAGACGTCTGCAAAACGTTTCCCGCGCGGGATAACCAGTTCGATTCTGGTACGGTCCTCCACATGGACGCATGGCCAAATTGGAATAAGGCTCCTCCCCTTCAAGGAGGTGATTACGGGTTCGAGTCCCGTTGCGTTCACCAAAACTTGACAATTCATTTTTGGCGTGCTACAAGTTAAGCATTAGCGGCAACGCGCTTGTACATTCCAATAAACACACCTCCCAAAACTCCACCTCACACATAAGTCTCTCAAACACTTTTAAGTTTTTGTCTAAAACAAACACATTAGCATGTAGCTAAAAACAAACACAAAAAGCTCCCGTTGCAGGGCTTTTTTTATTGCACAAAAAAAGAGCCACTTGCGAGATGTGGCCCTTTCAATTTTGTTCGATGTTTGTTTTCTTAATCATATAGCACAAGCGAATTCAAAGTCAATACCTGGATCGCACGCTTGGATTCGAACCAAGATAATCTGGCTCAAAACCAGAGGTCCTACCGTTAGACGACACGCGAATATATGGCTGGGGTGCAAGGATTCGAACCTTGATGACTTGGCTCAGAACCAAGAATCCTACCATTAGATGACTCCCCATTATGGCGGAAGACGGAGTACCCGACACCCATGCGTTTCCGCACGATCCGCTTAGCAAGCGAGCCTAGGACCCTCCTAGTTTATCTTCCAATTTGGCTGATCGTACAGGATTCGAACCTGTAATACTCGGGTAACAACCGAGCGTGATACCATTTCACCAACAATCATTATTTGGCGGAACCGAGGGGTAACGCTCCCCCGCTCTCAGCGTGACAAGCTGGCGTACTACTTTTATACTACGATTCCGTATGGGGTGATCGACGAGACTTGCACTCGCTTCTACTACCTTCACAGGGTAGCGCCTCGACTACTTCGGCATCGATCAACATATTTGGCGGAAGGAGTGAGGAATGATCTCACAAGGGATTTCTCCTCGCTCGTTTTCAAGACGAGTGCCGTCGCCAGCCATCGGCTAGTCCTTCCATTTGGTGGCCCAGGTGGGATTCGAACCCACAGATACGAGTTTCTAAAACTCGTCGATATACCAGTTCTCTTACCAGGCCATTTATATTAAGGTGCGTTTGTGTGTTCTTTCTCTATGACAATTCGCACAAACTACTTCGCACTTTTTGATCTCTAGCTCTAATTTTGCTATTGATCCACGTCGTCGCAGTTCATTTACATTTGCTACTTTGTCGTCGTTAATATGATCAAAATCCATCACATAATGCGGATAAGTTTGGCCACAATCGACACATGGAACACTTTTTGCTGCTCGTATGATCGCCTTTTTCTTCTCATAATATTCTTTGAGATAGCGACTCATATCTTGTTTATTTTTATAGGGCATATAAGGATTATACCATATATATACCCTGATGGTGCGCCCCCTGAGATTCGAACTCAGAGGTGTCGTTTCTTTTGAGGAAACCGCATATACCAGTTCTGCTAGAGGCGCATATGGTGTCAACGCATAGATTCGAACTATGATCCCCTGGGCTTCAACCAGGTGCTCTACCATTGAGCTACGGAGACTTATGGTGAAGCAGGAAGGAATCGAACCTTCGCCTTTTGATTTACAGTCAATCGGGTGCCCTGCACGCTGCAACATATTTGGTCAGGAGCCTGGGAGTCGAACCCAGCATATCTCGGGTCCAGACCGAGTATCACACCCCGCAATCTGCCCCTGACGTGGCACGGATACTAGGTAACGATCCCAGCGAGGCGGGTTTGGAATCCGCTGTATGCCCTGCATCTATCCGCATAAATTGTTAAAGAAAAACACCGATTTCTCGGTGTTTAGCTGCGAATTTGGATCGAAATTCTTATGTTATGAAAACTTGCAACTAAACACCAATAGTAAACGGATCACTCAAGAGGTGATACGAATTCCATAGTTGCTGTTGCGAAATTGCTTTCATAACCTGAATGTAGCACAGTTGTTTTAAGGAGTCAAGCGTTGTGCGACGTAAGCGTTTTTGTGGTAAAATATCACCAAGACACCAAAATGAAAAAGTCTAAAAAACACATGCCAGAAGACCACAAACAAACACCTACCACCGTTAAAGAAGTTGGTATCCACGTTGGATACTTGCGCGAAGACATCGGAGAAATCAAAGAACTCCTGTCAAAACATATTGAAATTGCCGCACTGAAAGCCGATGTAGATCGGGAATTCAAGCGTGTCGATGGACGTATAGATGAGATCGAAGTATCTATTGAAAAAATCGGTACTCGCCAAAGTAAAAAGGAAGAATCAGAGAACGCTATCTACCGTCGCGTGACGTACATTGTCATTGCTGGTATTGTTATAATGGTACTTGCCTGGTATGGGCTAGACAAGTTTTTTAAACTATAAAAAAGGAGCGCAAAACAATGCAAAATCTATCAAAAACGCAACTACTATCATTGATCGTGGGTGTTATCGCGGCTATGGCTGGTCTGATCGCAACTCTCGGTCAAATTTGGGGCTTCACTGGAGTCGCCAATCAAATCAGTGAAACATGTTTCGCAGTCGCTGGATTCGCAAACATCGTCTTCTTCGGTATTACAGTCCAAAAAGCAAAAGAAAACACTGTCTTTGAAGACAAGGAGAACAAAAAATGAAACTAACAAGACGGCTACTACTGTTTCTAGTCGCCATTCTTAGCCCGCTGATCATCTCTGGTGCATTCATTCTTTTGGGGCACCCTGATGAAAACGGGCGCATCAGCGTCACTGGTGAAACAACCTCAACGCCAGAAGGCTACGAAGATCTAGTGCGCGAATCAAAGCTCGTACTGGCCGATAGCGCCAAACAAGCATTGATCACAATCAACGGCAAAGATGAGCTTGTTGATCTACCCACAGTCGAAGCGGTTGATTCAGGGAAATCGACTGAGTGTCCTGGGGCCACCGATTGCGGACGTGGCGCTGCATGGGCGGTAGACGTATCGACGCCTGCAACGTTCAAAAATGCTACGAACGGCCAATGTGTCAACACCGACGGTTACTATGGTAGCCAGTGTTGGGATCTAGGGGATCTATTTTGGCGCAACTATGCTAATCGCGGACTAAATACTTGTGGCACAGGCGCTGCAAAGGGTACTATCCAAAATGGCTGCTGGCAGAAGAATGCTGGCGACAACTTCGATATGATATGGGATAAAAACCAAATCAAAGCGGGTGACTGGGTAGTATTCAACAATGGTGAATGGGGCCACATCGGTATGGCTGTCGGCAGCAGTAACAGTGGCTATGTCGCACTCTTTGGTACAAATCAGGGTGGCGCGGCTTGTCCTGGTGGCGGATCTTCAGCAAATACGATCAACATCTCGCTTGCTAATTTCGCTGGCGCATTCCGTCCTAAATCATACGTTGCAGTCGTTCCTACTCCAACCGAGCCTACAAAGCCGAGTGTACCGAACGTAGAAGCTCCTGTGAGCCCGTCTAGCTACGTTGTACGGCGCGGAGACACTCTAGGCGGTATTGCACTCAAAAATGGCTGGTGGAGCTCTACAAACGGCTTGTACGGCGATTCTGGCTATGCTCAGCAACTAGCTGACAAAAACAATATCCAGTGGCGCGGCCTGATCTACCCGAATCAAGTGATCAATAAATAAGCAAAAAAGACTGTCAGAAACGGCAGTCTTTTTTCTTTGGTCGTATAACTTTTATTTTGCGACGTTAAGCCGCTTCATAAGTAATTATAAAACTAATTTTATCTGTGTTAGCCCAAGTATGCGGTGTTGTAGCATTTATTGCTGATCCTGGAGAAACGTAAGTACCACTAGCATTTTCAGCAAAAAACTGTATTTCTGTAGAGCTTAATTGTGAGCTTATTGCACCACTATAAACAGCCGACCCTTCATCGACCAGTTGACACATACCAATTCTTCTCCAGTTGAAAGCTGCTACTGATGCTGGCATAGCCACAGGTAAAGTCATTCTTACTGAACCAGTGATTGAAGTAGTACTGCCAAATAGCAGAAATACCTCAACAGTAACTATTTTACCAATTTGATAATATCTTGCTCTTAGAGTACCGTTGCCAACAGATAGATTCGTCCAAGTTGGTATAAAGTCTTTCCACGCTCCTGATGTTAATGGTGAAGCAACAGACATATTCGCAAAATCAACATTGTGCGACGCAATCGGCGCAGTCTGTCGCATATCTGTTACGCCTGTAACGGCTGATCCGTTAGTCACTACTTTGGCGAGCCAGTTGCTATTTGATGGCAATGAGGGCTGTGCGGCACCGTTTGTAACTTCAGAGTAGGCGATAGAGCCGTTTTGAGCGATAGAAACATAGGTATCTCGTGAAGCGGTGAATGTCCGCGAAGTGATCGCGGTGATCGGCAGTAGAATACCGCTGTTTGAGTAGTACTCACCACTCGTCATGCCAGCAGCCAGGCCAGTTGTCGCGCTCCAAATAAGACCTGAAGGAATGAATGAGATCTTTGCATCGGCTCGGAAGTTTTCGAGGTTGCCGCTATCTTGCATCGCACTAGCTGGGATCTGGTTGCTGAAGCTGTCCATGACGCTCCAGGGCAGAGATCCAGGCTTTACGTTTTGATCATCGATATTACCATTGAGCACACCCAAAATGGCGTTGAAAGGACCATTGACATCTTGTGCATCAATAGTTTCACCGTCGTTTGGTAGTGTTGGACTGATAATTGGCATTTTTGTTTTCTCCTATCGCGTATTATATCACTTTTGGCGCTCACGTGCCTTAAATGCTTGGTCGGTTGTTTTTATCTTCAGGCTCTCGATTCGTTCCAGCCATTCTTCATCAAATGTTGGTGAATCAGAGTAGCGGTCCAGGAAGTCTTTGAATCGGTCGTCGATCGTCGCGTTGTATTCTTCAGCACGTCGGCGAGCCTCATTCCATCGGCCAGCCTTCACAAGCTCGGTCATCTTGCTTGATGTGCGCTTGCGAGCTGAAGATTGTTTGTTGTAGATCTCGTAAAAGGCATTGGTATCTGCACCACCTGGAGGCCCATAGAAACGTCGCTGGATCGATTCAGGTAGTGATCGGCCGCCCTGTGCTTCTTCTGGCGCACCCATGAGTCGGTCCGCATAGTGCTGGGCGTTGGTACCCACTTCACCAAAGGTTTGACGAATCCAGTGATCCACCTTGAGCGGTGATGTGTTGAAGAGTGCCGCAATGTGCGTTGTCAGCTGCGAGTAGTTTTCATATTTCTGATCAGCAGGATCAAGATCGGCCATGTTTTCAGGCACAATATCCTTGCCCTGGAAGAAGTTGCGGTTCAAAATCGCTTCGGCCGTAGGCTTGAGTAGTTGTGGTGTTGCAGAGCTCAAGAACTTTTCTGGTGAGCTGAAGTCAAGTGGTGAGAATGTCTGGCCAAAGTCGGCAGCAATAGAGCCACCCTGATCGCGCAAGAAGTCGTCCAGGTCACCTTCAGGATCGTCAGCTTTGTACTCGATAAACTTCCGCACTGGTTCGGCAAATTCCTTGAATCCAGGCGGTTTTTTCATCAAGAACACGTTGTCGTAACGCTTCTTTTCTTCGTTCCACTTGGCTCCTGGAGCAATTACGATGAAGTTGGTTTCTTTCACGTAGTCAGGGATTGTGTCATAGATAGCCTTGCGGTCAGGATCTGAAGTATTCCATATTGTTGAAGCTGCGATCGGCATACCCACCAAAGCAGTGAGCTTGGCTGCAAATGTGGCTGGCCGTTCGGCTGCATTTCGGAGCATAACCCTGTTACCCTGCACGGCTGCGTTGAAGTATGGGATAAACGAGTTGATCACTCGGCCGTAACTACCCGCTTCCAGGAAGTCTACCGAGTTTTCACGAGCCTGCTGGTTTGCCAGGCGTACCGCATCAGCTTCATCGATTCCACTCTTGACAGCCTTGTTCATAGTGCCACGGAAGTTTTGGATACGAGTCAAGTTTTCAGTGAGTGCCACCGTGTTTTCGGTCGCATCAAAGAGAGCCCGCATACCTTCGCGTGGATTGCGGATCAAAGTATAGGCCTTCTCGCCTAGTGAGGCATTTCGGCGCATGAGCTTATTAGCGGCCTTGTCAGCCGTTGCACGCTTCGTATATTGGTTGATACTCGTCTGCTGTGCGTTACCTCGCATATAGCTGCGTAGGATCTCTGCATCGCGGGCATTCATCGGCTTGCCGAGCGCCATGAAGAACGAGTGAACGAAGTTGACAGGGTTGTGAGTGCTCAAAAGGTTCTTCGAGTTGATCGCAGATCCCACTTGGTCAGCCACGAAGTTAGGCAGTGCAAAGCCTACGTTTGCCCCTGTAGTACCGTATTTGAATACGTTGTTTGAGAAGCGCAGTACTTCGCCCAGGACGTTCTGCGACTGCTTATCCCAGTTATGAACAGCAGAGGCTACGTCAGGATCGATTCTAACGACATTTTCTACACCGTCATCAAGGAATGACATTGTAGTCTGGCGGCCTTTATCGACACCAGTGCGGATCTTCCGAGCATCGTCCCATAGTTCGCTACGTCGAGCGTGAAGCTCAGATAGCTCGCTGTTGAGTGATCCAATCCGATCCATCAATGGCTCTAGCTTGGCATTTCGATTAGTGATCATGCGCTGCAATTTGCGTATTTCAGGTGTTTCGAGTGATACCAACGCGTCCATCATCTGGCGGTCAGATATAAGCGAATTCTTGCCTGCTTTAGCGTTCAAATCCTTCAAAACAGTACGGATATTTTTAGAGAGCTCGTTGCGGCCGTTCTTCTGTAGCCAGCTGATTTCTTTCTTCAGATCGCGAACTTGCGTTTTGTAGGTACGAATAGCCTTATTGATTTTGGTGACGATCTTCTTTCCTTCACCGAGTTCTTTGAGCATTCGCTGTTTTTCGCGCACCATTTCGGTACTCTTCAATAGTTTGGCCTCTCCTGCTTCTTCTAGGAGCCCGTAGACGCGTTTTGCGGCTTGGTTGCGGTATGCTTCCACATGAGCCAGCTGAGCGGTCTTAATGGCCGTCTCAATAGGCGATAGTTGCTCGGCCGACGCGTACTTGTTTCGTTTCTGCACTGCGTCAGAGCCAGTAATAGAGGCGCTAGATCCACGCCCCTTCGTAGCGGGCTTGTCGAGTACCCAGTCAGGGAGTTCGCGCTGCACGCGCACATAATCGAAGCCTTCTTTGGCAAAATCATCATACTGTTGCTTGCTGATCAACCCTTCCTGCAAACGGAAGTCGTTGAGATCTTTGTAGAAGCCAACCAACGCATCATACTCCTGGCCATAATCCTCTTTGATCTTGGACATTCGAGTTTCGAGCTGCTTGACTTTTTCTTCGCTGAATTCCTTTTTGCCAGCTGCGTGGAGATCAAGATCAGACTTGAGCTTGGCAAACTCGTCGAAATCTTTTCGTCCCTGGACAATGCTCTTCTTGGCCTGTGATGCCTTCATTTGCACACCAGCTGAGATCTTGGTCATGTTTTCGTTGTTTTCAAGGAAGTCCTGCGCGTATGATAGGGCGCGGTTGCTGTTACCAATCGCTTCGCGGGCCGCCAAATAAGCGCCAGTCGTCTTGCCTTCGAAGTCAGAACGCTTGAGCTGTTTGTAGAGCGGGTGCATCTCTGTTACCCACTTGGTCATAAAGTCGTCTTTGAGATCGATAGCTTTCTGGCCTACTTTTGTCTTGGCCAGTTCGTCACCAATGTTGTATGAGAGGCGCGTACCAGCTCGGTTGAGCATCTTGTTGAGCCCGCCCATAACACCATTGTCGCCAATCTCCTGGAGCGTTCGAGAAAGTGCTTTGTCGCCACCTTCGCCGCCGAGTACTTTGGCAACCTGTCGGCCAGCTGCCTGATCACCCGCGCGGAACAATTTGCCGACTCCTGGAAGCGCAATATCGATAGCTGTACCGATCAGAGCGTTCTTCACAAGATCTTGATCACGACCCTCTGCAACGTCCTGGACAGCACCTACTCCAGTAGCAGATAGACTGCCAGCTGCGTGCGGGATAACCTTACTCGTGATCTGAGCAGCCCTACTACCTTTCGACAACTTATCTACTACACCAAGTCCACTAGCTACCTTAGAGGCTCCAGCAGCGGGGATCACCATAGAAGCAACATCGACAACACCCTTTTGAACGCTACCGAATGTTTCACCAGCCTGGCCAAACTTGGTGAACTCGCCACCATCATCGTCCTGGCCAGCACCTTTGATCCAGCTGTCGGCTTTGTCTTTATTACCAGATACAAACGCACCCGTGCGGATCGCGCCACGAGTTAGACCACCGTACAATTTGTCGTTGGCACCTTCAATAAAGTCCATGAAGTTACCCTTGAACTTGCCACTCTTATCGAGCGTATTGATGGTGTTGACTGCGGCAAAATATGAGTCGTTTGCCAGCTTTGAGGCTTCGGCCGCTGCTTCATCATCAGACTTGCCAGCTTCCTTTGCTTTTTGGTAGGCTTCGCCAGCACGATTTTCAATGTCGGCCACTTTGTTTTTGACACCAGAAACATAGATCTTCTGAGCTTCTTTGCTCATTTTGTCGAACTGTTTGATAAATTCGTCTGAAGATCCCGAAGTTGTTTTGTCGCCAACTTTCATTGAGCGAGTGTAGCCATACTGATCACCAAGCAAACCACTGACATCAACACCAAATAACTTCTTAGCTTCTTTCTCGCCAAGATCGTATGTTGAGTATAGTTCAGATCGACGCTTTTCTTCTTCACTCATCTGCTCTTCGGCACCAGCTTCTTGCATCTCAGGAGTTTTATACTCATAGTTCTCATACTTTGGTATGTAAAAACCAGAGTCATCTGAACTAGACGATGAGCTTGCGCGACGAGATCCAGAGTAAGAACTGTCCGAACTACTAGAGCCAGCAGAAGGTTGAGACACCGTCTGCTCTTCCTCATCGTCGTTTTTATAGCGGTAATTGCTATATTTTGGTATGTAAAATGCCATCGCGAGTTATCTCCTCGCGCCCTCGTCGAACACACTCTTCCTGTAGGAATACGTCATACTCTTAGCAGCCTGCTCAGAGATATTATAATTTGCCATAAGCGCTGGGATAATCTCTCGCTCAGTGTAATATGCTTGGCCGCCTTCATACGCTGGTTTGTAGCCAGAGAAAGCCTGGACCAAGAATTGTTGCATGGACGGTTTATTGCTTGCAGCGGCAGCACGGCTAGAAGCCGCAAGGGAAGCCTGTTGCTTGCGGTTGAGGTCATTCTGAGCTGCCTCAAACGCTCTTTGAGCAGCTGCTTGCCGTTCTTGGAACGCTCGATCCGCTTCTGATTGGTCGTATGTGAATTTACGACCAATATCACCTTCACGAGTTTGGAAGGCCTGATTGAAGACGTTAGTATCAAGATCGGCTTTCTTGCCAAGTAGTTGTGATCGAGTTTGTGCAATTTGAGCCTGCAACTGCGCCAAAGCAGGAAGGTAGCTAGTAGCGGTATATTCTGCTTGCGCATCAGGTGAGAAACCAGAAAAGAGCATTCCCTTGTCGGACGCTCGTTGTTCGATCTGGCCAAAGGTTCGATCTTTCGTTGCATCAAGTCCAGCGACTTGCGCCTCGCCCGCTTGTGCGTTCGAAGCAATATCGGCATCAATAAGAGCCTTCTGAGGGGCTACAGATTGACCGATTTCTGAGATAAGACTATTTAGTTTGCGAACTGCTGGGGCTGCCATGTTTTTGTTTTTCTCCTATTGACATTTTAACATAAATTAGAAAACAGAGTAATCTATAACTTTGAAACTTACTGGCTCGGCCGTGATCGCCAAGTTACCAGTGTATTGACGGAATGACGTGGCCGTGAGAGTCAATATATTGCCATTGATTCGGGCTCCAATAATGAAATCTACTGGCCAATTCGAGTATCCACTGCCGTCCGTACTGTCGCCACGCGCATACACACGCCCACGCTTGAACCACGCAGCATTCGGCCGAGGATCACCAGTCGGGAAGGTAAATCCACCGTCCGCGCGGCCTTGGAAGATGATGTCGGCAATGACTACGTTGGCGGGCAACACAATTTGCTGGGTGATCTGCATACTACCAGATGTATAGTTACCAGAGATATTGAACGAACCAGTATAAATACCATTGTTTTTGAAGCTCTGATTGAGCGTCGTCGATTGTAGTTTGGTAAGATCCACGCCCATATTAAATTCCCCCGTAGTCAAGATAAATTAGCCAGTAGCACGGCCGTGAGCTACCGATATTTTCAGGATTGAGCGTCAGTCGAGTTGTTGTCGTCCAGGCCTTCACGTCTGGCGGATATGACCAACCGCCCGATGTTGATTCAGTCCCTGCAAAAACACGCTCGCCACCGTACCACAAGAAGCCATTATTATCGAGATCGACATAGTGCAAAAACTGCGGTATGTAACCGAGGTCGTGATCTATATTGACGGCCGACCCAGCAATCGTACTCTGGCCACTCTTATCAGAACGCTTCATATAGTTAGCGCCTGTATAAAAGTTGAGCTTATCGTAATCTACTGGCATTTTAACCCTTCTCGAACAATTCGTATTCGATGTTGAAAGTGTGGGAAATTGGGCTGTATGACTGCGCACCCGTACCGATGTTGACTGTCACGTTGCCGTGGTGCCCGTTTGCTGTCACTATTCGGACCGCAGTATCGGAAACACCAATAGAAACAGCAGCCAGGAGGCCAAAGCCGCCCTGCGACGGTTGATTCGGATTCACCAAAACAATAGTGAAGAGAAAGTTGAGGTGCGATTCAAAAGTATTCCACTCGCCACCGTCGATATTCCAACGGCCACGCACAAAACATTGCTTGCCATAGGGATTCTCAAAATCTTGCTGGACTATTTTGGCGGACTGCCAGTCGAACGTGCCACCTGTATTGCCGTCATTCACGATGGTGCGCAAGGTCTTGCCAGCGACAATCTTGTCGATCGGATCACCAGTGTAGAAGACGAGCTTGTTTCTATCTACTGCCATGATGACCTCCTTATGGCGTTATTGCACCTGGTACGCTCTCGCCAACTTTAGCCCACGCCTCACCGATGACACCATTCGGCAATTTACCGATCTGGCCAATGTTGATACCGCCTTCGTAGTAAAACCACGTTTCAAGATCGAAGCTGAGTAGCAGCTGCGCCTCGTTTGCTGTGGTGACATCGACACCCTCGACAGATACCTTGATACCAAAGTCTTTGCCTTCACCCCAGCCATCTTTTTGATAGCCGATGATCATGCGCTTGTTTTCACCGTCAGAAAATACCTGAGCCTTGAGCATTGTGTTCAATCGACGAATAATATCGTTCAATGAAGTGACAATATCCTCCTGGCTGGCATTTGGTGACAATGTGTTGAGCGTGCCGCCATCAAGTTGCATTCCAAGCCCAGGTCCCATTATCGAGCCCTCCCTGCTTTATAGATCGCGATATAGCCATAGAGCTCGATCGGAGTATCAACGCCGCGCTTTTCGAATCGGTACTGTGTATGTTTGCCACGGCCACTCATCGGACTTGCGCGGTCGATCAGCTTCGTAGAGCCCCAAATAGCAGGATTAGCAGACGCTGCACCCCATGTTGCACCGCTTCCCCAAGTCGAACCCTCTCCATTCACCGCATACTCGCGCATATCAGGCTTTTCTTGGAAATCTATGTCTCTACCCACAAACATGCTGTAACGGCTCTCAGAAGCCCTTAGAATCGGTCGGAATTTTCGAATGCGATCTTTTGCCGCGCCAGACGTGTAGGCTTTGTATGGAGTCCAGTATTTGAAGTCGATAGCCTTGCCGAGATCCGAGAAGCTCTGATTGCCAATAAATAGCCACCCAGCGCGGGAGCTGATCTCTACTAGGCGCGACTTACCCATATCGACAGTGAATGATCCAAGCACCGAGCGGCCAGTGTCGATGAAGTACTGGTTGAATACCAGGTCAAGCACCAAAGTACGATTCACTTCGATCGATGGAGCCTTTGGATAGTGAAGGCGCAACTGGTTGTCGTGAATGCTCAAGTGGCAGTTATCGAGGTTTTGGATCGAGTCAAGCTCTGGCTGTACCTTATCGGAAATCAATTCGTCAGATACACCGTTGAAGCGGTACAGCTGGCTGTCGTCACTCATGAAGTAGATGTAGTTGCGATCCACGGCCACCACTTCCTGATGCAATGCACCCTTCGTACCAACGGCCTGCTTCATGGTGAATGAGGCAATGTCGCTACCAGTCATGATGTACTTGGTCGTTCGAGTGAAGATAATCAAGTTGTCCTGGAATACTACCATAGCCGTGATGTGGTCAGGGGATTTTGGATTCGGAACATAGAAGAAGTCAACCGAGCGATAGCTCTCGAAGTCATATAGGCCAGAGAAATCAACGCGAGTAGGCTCCTGAGTCTTCACCCAAAATAGACGGTTTTTGTGAGCAATGACGTGCGTAGGAGTACCGCTCATGCCACCAATCGTTGTGACGTTTGTGCCATCATACCACTTCGCAGGAGTAACGCCATCTACCCATATTGTTTTGTCGTCAATCTGCTCGAAGCGTACCTTCGTAGCAGTCGGATCAATGGCCGAGCTGATAGATTTAGGAGTAGCAGGGTTATCGGGAATAGCGTACACGTCAGTCCCGTGCGCCAAAAGGATACGTCGCTGTTTGTTTTGTGGATCTCGTCTAGTCCAGCCTTTTGGAGCGCCTGCTGTTGCAAGGTACGTCTTAAAGGCCACTGAAGCGCCCAGGGCGTCCCATGTACCACCAGACGTGTTTGAGATCAAAGCACCTGATGTAACCGTTTCTCCGAGGTGATATGTACCTTGCCCTTCCACTTGAGTATGCACGACAATCCAGTAATCTTCACTGGCTGTCAGAGCAGGAGCGTCAATAAAGTAGGCTGGTAGCCACTGGTAACTGAGCGTGATCTGCGACAGATTGACACTCGATTGAGCAAGCAAGTTGCCAGGCACGCCACTGTTGTCGTCGTAAATCTCGACAATCACAGGGCCAGCTGATCCGTCCAGGCGTTTTACCCATAGATCAACTTGCGTAAGTACCCCGCTGTTGGTGGCCGCGAACGGTTGAGCAATCCAGTTTACAGGGGTAAATGGTACATCACCAGTAATTGTGTCGTCATTATCGGTGTCGGCAGCAAAGCCAACAGGCTCGGAGTGGACAACAGAACCGCGTCGGGTACGGATAGCCACGCGGGTTTCTTCTTCGTTTCGAGCATACATACGGCAGTTGAGTGCCATAGGCGACTCACCTTTCGGCATGATCTGATCGGGGGAAATAAGATTCAAGCCACGCAGATCATAGTTTTCATCGATCCGAGGCTGAGCTGACGATATAATACGTCGCTGTCGAGTATTAAAATTACTTCTCATGGGCTACCAATCCCTATCACGGCCACGTCGATTAGTGCGAATAACAAGCGGGCCAGCTTGCTGTTGGCCACGTGCCTCGTTCCGAATGAAAGCAGTCACTAGAGACTCGTTGTTTTGACGCTCCTGGGCTGCTTCTGCATAATCTTCGTTCATCTCCATGACACGGGCGGTCGCACCAATAACAACCATTTCTTCATAGTTGTCGGGGATTACCAAAACATCATTGTCGCCAGTTGCCTTAACTGGCCGCTTCACGTAATCAACAAACAAATTGCCCGATTCGATTGAGGGACCAGAAAAACGGATCTTTTTACCGTAAAAAGTCCATTCTCGGATACGCTGCTGAGTCGCCACAGAAAAGCCAGGGAATCGGCTCATGAAGTCAACATACTCTACTCGGTTCTTCCAGATGTTATAGGCCTCCACGCCAGAGATAGTAACGATGATATTGGTGCCAACTTGATAGTCGGCTGGCAAAGACACCTCTGTATCGCCCTGATTGAAGGGGATATTTGTGCTGTCTTCCATAAAAGAGATGCGGTTATTGTTCAAAAGCTCAAAAATAAACCAGTTTATGGCAGAGTCTACCTTGCTGGCATCAAATTGCATATCGTCGAGTTTTGCGCGGACTAGCTGGCGAACATTTTGAAGTATCATTTTTGTTTTCTCCTAGCACTATTATAGCACTATTGCAATAGAAAAACGCCCCCAAATTGAGGACGTTTATCAGAGCGGTCAGTCGCTGGGGTTAGGCGTTGTTACGTGCCCAAACACCCTTCACTTGACTTACTGTACCACCATCGGTAGCACCAGTGTTGAGAATTGTGATCTCATCACCTACACGAGCTGTAGCAGCTGTGTTTTCGAACGGCTTACCATCAGTAGGAGTCCCATCGAAGCCACTGATCTTGTCAGAAGCGTTAGGGAACACGCTGATTTTATTACCGTCGTCACCAGTACCTTTAGGGGCATTGGCTTTTGGCACACCACCGTTTCGAACAGTAAACTGTCCAAGAACTGCGGTAGCAGGAACAGTCACTACACCGTTGGCATAGATCACGTTTTGCACGTAACCACTGTCAGCAGCAGTAAGGACTTTTGCTTCCGTCACATCGACGGCCATACGACCATCATTTAGACGATAAGCGGTTGAGTTTGCTGGGTTAGCCATGATTATTCACCTTTCTTAGCTTCGCGAGCCGCTACGATGGCGTCAACGATTTTTTGTTTTGTTGAGTGCTCGTCAGTGAGCTCTACACCTTCAGCTTCTGCAATTGCTCGTAGCTCAGCTTCGTTGTAGTTGTCTTTGGTGAGGGGCTTCTCAGGAGTGCTAGGAGTTTCCTCGTCGTCACCACCCTTTTCTTCCTCATCATCTTCGGCATCATCGAGGGCGCTGTTTCCAGTTGGAGTGTCGCTTCCGTCACCACCTTCGCCAACAGCCGCCAATTTAGCTTCCAATTCCTCGTTTCGCTTTTCAGCAGCGTCAAGACGGGCGAGGATACCCTTAATGTCATCAGCTTTGTCAGTTTCCTGCTTAGTCGGACCAACCTTGATAGATGATCGCAACTCTTCAGCGGTAGCTGCACGCAGGAACCTGAATCCCACACGCTCGACAGCAGCAGCTTGTGCATCACCAAAGAGAGGATGGTTTTTAACGATGATCTGTGTTACCACGTTACCTTCGTCATCCTTCAGTTGGTATACCCCATCAGGACGGAATGCTCGCTCAGATGAGCCCATTCCATTACTTTCAGCGGTGCTACCACCTTTTGATGCTGCTAGTTCTTGTGTTGTTTTAGGCATGGTTTTCTCCTTGCTCTTTTATTATTCACTTACTATTAAGAAGTTGTGTAGATACGGATAGCAACACCCTTGTTTGTAGGGATAAATGCATCGTAGTATCGGCGACCTTCTGCAACTTTACCATCGATACCCTGAACTTCGTCGAGGATACGGATCATGTTGAACTTAGTAGGAGCCACAAGCACCTTCTTGTGCACAATCATGAACGCGAACTTAGAGACGTAGTAGCTTGCTGGAGCCTTGATGATGGTTAGACCATCGACTTCACCAAGAATACCGCGCTTTAGGTCCTTCGCGCTAGTGTCACAATCCTTCACGAATTCTGGATCGCGCTTTAGGAGGTTGTAGAACGTTGAAGTAACGTACATGTATCGACCTTCGGCTGGTACTTCTGCGTCGTCAAGAGCAGCCTGCTGAGCAAGCACCAATTGATAAGCAGTCTGGTTTGTTGGAGCGGTACCAGAAACAACACCCTGAGAGTTAGCAACGGCGTATGCGGCCAAGATGCTCAAACGGTAGATGTCAGTTGTTGGGATAGAAACTTCACGAACCTGTCGCTTCACTGCACGGTCAGCTTCCTGAACGTGCATAGAGTCTTCCAAGTTACCTCGGTCAACGCTAAATGTGAAGGCCTTGTCCTGGCTCAGAACGAATGTCTGAACACCAGTACCGAGCTCAACAAGAGGTCCAAAACGGTTGTGACCGCTACGAACGTAGTCAACTTCGGCTACGACATCGACGTTATAGATGGTAACAGAGTTTACACCTTCAAACGTTAGGTTGATGCCGTTGTTGATGATCGGCTGAGTGACTGATTCTGTGTAGAATCGTTCGTCAATCGTAGCCAAATCTTTTGCAGCATAATTTTGTGCCATGATATTTATTTTCCTTTACGAAAGATTTTACTGTTTACTCGTCGTCAGACGCCAAGAACGCAGTTCGGTCGTAGCCTTTCGGCTTCTGAGTTTGCGTCGTGCTGGCACTTCGAGAAGCACCGTTTGCCTGACTTTCTTTCGCAATTCTCTCACGCTCTTTACGAGCGGCCTCTTCAGCTATAACGGAAGTATCTTGAGTGGAGGCCAGACGAGCTTTCGCCAAAGCGTGCCAGTCTGCGAGTTGATCAGGATTGGTCCAGTAGTCAAATGCGGCCTTGCCACCTTTGTCAACCTTCTCTTTCAAGATCTCACCCATCACCTTCGATTCTTGCTCGGTAACGTTGAACTCGCTGAAATACTCGGATCGAGCATTTTTAGCCTCGGAGTCCGCTAGGCGGGCTTCAAGGGCGTCCTGTCGCCTTTCAACAGGATCACGTTCGTCGTCATCTTCATCTTGCTTATTGTCAGCAGTAGGTTTGGTATCCTTAATAGCTTTATCAAGGCTATCTTGGCTCTCTTTCTGCTTACCGCGCGAATACTCACGCTGGCTGTTGCGAATCTCCTGATAGAGTTCACGTTCACGATCGGTCGTAGGCTTCGGCCGCTTCGTTTTTTCAGCCCATTCGTCAAGATCGTCATCGAACTTGGTAGAGGCGGAGTCATCTTCCTCGCCTTCGGTTTCCGATTTTTTATCATCATCGTCCGATTGCTCGGTAGATTTTGATGATTCGTCCAGGTTATCGACTTTTTCGTCGGTCTGCTGGTCTGTTCCCTGCTGGTCAGTTGGGTTCAAATCCTCCTGGTTGTCAGCGTTGGGAGTTGTAGACTTTTCTTCGTCCATCATTTTCTCCTTGTTTGTTTGAAAATTGCGGGTTACGCAATGTAACCATAACCCTATAATACACTAATTGATTTTTTGTTCAATATATGCAATCAGCTGCTCGATACCTTTGGCCTGGTCGAGTTCAGCCACGCGCTGCTCTTGAGTGAGGTAGTAATCCTCCAAAACAGGCTGGCCTTTTTCGTCCACGCCGACTTTTCGAGCACCAACGCCATCTTTGGCGAGTTTCAGGTGGTAGCCTGCGAATGATCGCGCTTTTTCAATGATGTCAGCAAGCGCTGGGCTATCTTTGATCTGCGCATAATGAGCCTTGAGTGCCTGAATTTCATCAGCACGCTCTTTGGCGCGTTTTTCGTGCAGCTCTTTGACTGCGCGGCGACGAGTCTGTTCATCGACTTCTTGGTTTGGTACTGGATCTGCCATAGTATTTTGCTCCTTTTAACTATTCGCTTACGATTATAACACGAACGGCACCGTCTTCGGTCAATAGCAAGCCGTGCGACTCTGTATCGCTAGGATCTACCGCACCAGAATCAACACGAAGCACGCCCGCGCTGGTGAATCGGAGCCCATTGTTGAAAATGTCGCTTCCGCTTACTGCATCGGTTGTCACATATAGCTGGTTTGAAGAGGTGAATCGCTTGCCCGCGCTGAAAATATCAGTGATCGGCGGCGTGGAGTCCACGGCGCTCGTGCTCACCAAAAGATTACCATCAGAATCAAGGCGTAGGCCGTGATTGAAGACGTCACTGCCAGCTGGAGCGAGAGTAGACACATAAAGTTGCCCCTCGTCGCTCAGCAGCAGTCCGTTTGATCGAACGTCCATTACGCCATCTCCGCTGGTGCTACTGAAGGCATACCTTCTGGTGCAGCTGCTGTAGCTTCACCGCCCGCGCCTGGCAATAGTGATTCCATTCCTGGTACAAGGCCGCCAGCTGCGTCAGTCATAGGGTTCATGAGGTCAGCGCCACGGTTGCCCTGTTCAAGCATCTGTAGCTGTTGCTCACCCAAGTGGCTAGGATCTGGTGTAAGTTCCATTTTCTGCTCGATCTGGTACTTGGTCCAAGGAGTAGCGTCTTTGTAGTTGATCGTAACGTTTTCAAATGGATTTGGCTCTTCTGGTGGTGCTGGTGGAGCAAGCATTTCATTGAATCGTTCGTCGCTGAGTTCAGGATCGTTTTTCTGCAAGAAGTAACGGTGAATTTCAACCTGATTGAAGATCGGGTTGTTGAGCATAAGCTCTTTATTCTTTTCGTCACGCATACCAGCTTCCATTTCTTTCTGCTTGATAGTCGTGTCGAGCTCAACATGAGCTTCCCATTCGCCATTGAATTCCCACGGATCGTAATCTTTGAAGTAAACACCACGTCGGCCGACAATTCGAACCGCACTTCGCTTCGTGACGAAGATCTGCACAAGTTTGAAGAGAATAAGACCAAGTTGTGCATAGCCTTCTGATTCAAGGTTAGCAATTTTAGTCGCGAATCGAGTGTTAGCCTGGTTGAGCTGGCTTTGCACTTCAGTCGCAGTAACACGGCCCTTCTGCTGCGCAACACCCTGTACAGCCTCGTCAGCGGCCGTAGCACGGCGCATACGCTGCTGAATGGTAAGTTTCTTGGCTTCTAGGTCGCCTGATAGCTGCGGACGTTC